TAATACTTCCGAGCGGGTATTTAATCCAAGCATCAAACTATTGTCTTCAATACAAGCTCTAGCAGTATTTGACCACTCGTTTTTGCTAGATGCGCAAACAACGCTTTTCATTAAAGTTTCGGCGGCATCTTTTTGTTGGGCCGATAAGCTAGTTGACTCGTATTTATCCATGAGCATTCCCTCGATTTCATGGAGGAGATTTTCTGTTTCATAAACGACAGATTGAATGTCTAGGACGCTGGCTTTTGCTGTTTTGGAATCTCTTGGCCTTCCCGCCGATTTCATTGTCTTAGGTTTGGCCGTTTGAGTGGCGGCTTTTAACGCAGCGTTGGGGTCTTTTGGCGGAGGAGCGGCGGTTGTAACCGCCACAGGACTCAATGGGTTACACTCCCCCTTCTTTCGGCGGGCCACATAATCTTGTTGTTCAGCGGCAAATTCATCGTTTTCAGGATCGGGGAATTCGCCCGTTCTAATTGCGGCCAATCCTTGTTTTTCTGAAATTAATCCAAGCTCCATCATGCGAGTAACTACACGCCACATTTGGGTTGGGTCTTTGGCGTCAGTCTTAATAAATTTGGCTTCTGGGATTTTTCGCATTCCCAATGAGCGGGCGATTCTCTTGATTTCTGGCTGGAGAACATCATTAAGAAAAGTGTTTCGCGCTTCTCTTAATTTTTCTAGAAATACTTGAACTTTTGTTTGAGTGTTTCCATACTTTTCTTCGCCAATGATAACATTTTGAAGACCTTCGGAAATGTCCCTGTTAAGAGTCTCGTATTTTTCGGGGCCAAGAACTTTCTTTAAGTCTGGAATAATAAATTCAGCCTTTGTTGTCCAATCTGAAATCAATACGCGCCCGACACTTTCGTTTTTGAACAAGTTTTGCATCGCGGCGAGATTAGCCTGATTAATGCCGCCCTCGTCAGGTTTTGCGCCCATTGTGATGAGAAGAATAGCGTTTTCCACAGTGCGCAGAATAGCCTGATCCATCTTTTTGAGTTCCATTTTGGCATTAATATCGTCCAACACTCGGTATCCGAACGGAACGGCAAACGGCTCGTAATCCTGCTTTTTAAAGAAGCTTGTCAACATGCTTTTGGCATCAAGAGGAATCTTAATGCCGCGAGCAGTGTAAGATTTGTCGGTCAAAGCTTTTTTAGCTTCGGGAGGAAGGTTTTCGGCGATTTCTTTGTCTTCCTCTGTTTGTGGAGCTTTCAACTTCTCCAAGTCATATTTTGACAACATATACTCATATACGCTATCTGTAAAAGTGGCCGCAGTTTTGGCCGTAATCCCATAGGGATTCAAGAAAATATACTTGAGAGGAATCTTGTTTTCGCCGTCAGCTTCGCCCGCCGCACCATATACTTGAGTCAACTTCATGTAGTCCTCGGTATCGAATCGCCCTTCAATTCTATAAATAAACACATTTCCAGAGCGGTAATACTCGCGAAAATATTGATCGCAAATTTTCCAAATCTTAATCTTCTTAAGCCAAGCCTCGAAGAATTGCCGCCCTTTCTTTGTTCCGCCCTCGAAAAAGATTTCCGTGTTGGCAAATTCGCTCATCAAATCAATTGCATTGGCGAAAACAGCCACATTCGCATAAGCTTTTTGGCATAATTCAATAGCATCGCGAACACTCACTCCATCTCTGGAATACTCATATGGCAATAGTCCCGCCCGAATGGCCGAAAATCGGTCTGGATTACCAGTAATAGCCGCCGCATTAACGCGAAAACCTGTAGATGCGGATGAGTCCATACTTGATCTTCCTCCAATTGATGCTTTGGCCACATTCTTCAATACGCTCGCAGATGCTAGGTAATATGGATCGCCAGCGGTTTCGGGCCGCCAAACGGGTTGATTATCGGCGGGAGGAGAAGTTGGGGCGGAAAGAGAGTCCCAATAGTTTTGGTCGCGCTTTGTATAATTTCGTGGCATCAACAGATATTACACAAAATTGTTGAATTGTGACTTTGAAAGTTACAACCTAGACAATTGCCTCTTATAACGAATTTGACGCTCGCACTGAAAACCTTCTTTATGACAGGTTTCTAAAATGGCCGTTTTCTTTTCTTCTTCGGTTAAGAATCTCCACTTGAATCCGTAGGCGGATTTGTGAGGATGACGGGTTGAATTTGATATATCGGAAGAACTTCTCTTCCCAAAGTATCTAACCGCGTCCGACAAAGACCTCCATGTGCGAATAATTTCGCCAGTTTCTTTATCTAGCTGAAAGATTGGCCTTCTTGGCTTGTTTTCCGAATTTAAATGGCCGAGAGACTTATTCGCCCTTTCCTGATCGGTTATTTCTCTAGTTAAATTGTTTTGCACAAATCTGTCAACCATTTCTTTTGGCACTGGATTCCTACGCAACCAGTGGTTATCTCCGCTTGTTTTTTCAACTCTTTTTCTAATTTGCTCTGGAGTATGCTTCGTGCCTATTTTTGCTAGGGACATTTTTTTCTTAGATTCATCAGAAAATTTATAACCAATAGTATTCGCCCCGTAAGAGCAGCGATTGTAACCCTTTTCTGGGTTCATTGCATCTAAATCCTTGATGTAAAAAGCTTCCCGTTCAAGAAGGAATTCCTTGGTAACACTATTTAATGGATAAGATTCAATAATTTCATACTCAAAATTAGAAAAGCCATATTTTCTGAATGCCGCAGAAATAACAGCCGTCCAACTCTTGTTTCGACTTTTAGTTACATGAGAATTCATTCTTCTTGCGAAATTCATTGATTCACCAATGTAAATCTTGTCGTTAATTTTATTCGTGAATTTATAAATTCCAGAAAGAATAGGGAAATCGTCAATAGATGTCACTTTAATGTTTTGCATAGGGCATATACTACGCTACTCGCAACAATTTTATGCAAAAAAAGGAGAAAATGTGGATTGTATATCTTCTACCTGCATTTTCTTCATGTCGTAAAAGATTTTTCTCCCCCAATTGGCAAGAACTAAAGCCGAGTACAGGTCTTTGCGTGCCCGTGAAATTCCTCTCTGTTGCTTTAGATTTTTTGGCAAGTCGAAACATTGATGCCCAGTTGGGGATGTGGACAACTCAATCATTGCGCATTGAACTCTTGTTAACGACATTAAATCTTTGAGATTTTCCACAAAATCAACAACAGTATGAGTTTCCCCCTTTTCTTCTTTGAGAAATTTTAACCCATCAACCCTAGATTGGCTTGCCGTTTGTCTGACAAACTCTGCGTCCATGGCCGCGCCAGCAAACATAATTTGTTTTCTGTCGAAAGAATTTTGAAGCATTTCGTTACCTGAGCGAATCCATCCAGCGGACGGTTTTCTAAGGAAACATATTCTTTTATCAGTCAGGTTGTACTGCTGGCGGATTTCTTGAATGTTCTGTTGATACTCCTCTGGATTTTCTACCTCTACGTCAATTGTTTTGATTTCAATCTTGGCCGATTTAAACAACTCGCTTTCGTTGCAGGAAGAAAGGAATTGAACGCCGCCCATGAAATCCATCGTAATAAATTTGACATTGAAGTTGGTTAGCAGATAAAAGAAGTAAAGAATATGATCTTTTGGAGCGCCGCCAGCGATAGCGTAAGGATGGACGCAAATAGCAGTTTCGTCATCTTCATTTATCTTTAATACTTGCATTGCGAAGTAATCCGAAGAATCGCTCAAGCTCCACGACGAATCCACGCTCAAAATATATTCGTCTTTTTTATTTCCGAAAAGTTCAACAGATTGCCCTTCTCCATCTGCAAATGTACACTCAAACATTTTTTGAATGCTAAAAAATCCCGAAGAATTATTCGTGAAAATCGAGCGGAATTCTCTGTCCATCTGAGCTTCTGACATTTCTTCTTTAGCTTTCTCAAGTAGAGATGGGTCATATAGAGCATCTGGAACTGCGTCATACGACATGTGAAAAATGCTATAATGAGCATTTTTACTCTCGCCAGAAAGTATTAATCGCTCGTAGTTTTTGTACATCGTATAAAGATGCTCAAACTGATAGGAGGCCGAAGACAATCCAATAATCTTATTGCTAGGCCAAACTTTTCTTTCCGACTCTAGCATCTTGCCTTGCTCAATTAAAATTGTTTCGGCATCATACAGCTTCTTTCTTTCCGTAGGATTGGTCACGACCGCAAGGAACGGTAAAATTACTTCGTTGACAATCTTGGAAGGCATCAAAAGAAGCTCGTCCATAACCATGACTTGAAAACGAAAGCCGCGCAGTTTCTCTCCTTGACCTAAAGGTAACGCGGTTATCTTACTTTGTCCTAATTCAATATTCCATTCATCATTTTGCAAAGAGACTTTAGTAATACATTGGTCTAGTAGTTTCGCTTTTGGAGTCTTTCTAATATCAAGGATTTTCTTCATAATCCCTTTAGATTGT